ATAACGACGTAACAGGAGAAGCAGCTTAATATGGCATCGACATTTACACCCCTAGGTATTGAACTCCAGGCAACTGGCGAAAATGCGGGAACGTGGGGAACAAAGACAAATACAAATTTACAGATCGTAGAACAGATATCTGGTGGCTTTACTACACAAGCTGTATCAGATTCTGGTGATACAACTTTATCAGTATCTGACGGATCTACAGGCGCAACGCTTTCTCATAGAATTATAGAATTTACAGGATCCTTAACAGCAAGTAGAAACGTAACTATTCCTCTTGATGTACAAAACTTTTATATTTTAAAAAACTCAACTTCAGGTTCTCAAAACGTAGTATTTAAATATGTGTCTGGAACTGATTCTGGTATTACTATTGCAAATGGTAAAACAGTTTTAGTTTACGCAAAAGCAGATGATAGCACTAATCCAGGTATTGATTCTGTTGCATTAGCAAGTGACCTTGTTGACGATACTTCACCACAATTAGGTGGTAATTTAGACACTAACTCTTTCATGATAGACTTTGATACCGACCACGGTATTAGAGATGAAAATGGAAACGAACAGTTATTCTTCAGTACAACATCTTCAGCTGTAAATTATGTAAATGTTACTAACGCTGCTACAGGTGGTGATCCAAAATTAGCTGCAGCAGGTGGAGACTCAAATGTAGATTTAGCTTTAGCACCAAAAGGAACAGGTGAAATTGTAGTTGGCACAGGATCAGCTGCATCAACAATCACATCAAGTGGTGCATATGATTTAATTTTAGATACAAACTCTGGAACAAACTCTGGTACGATCACAATTACAGATGGGGCAGACGGAGCGATTAATTTAACACCAAATGGAACTGGTGTTGTAGAAGTTGGTGGTAATACAAACCCAGGGACTCTACAACTTAACTGCGAGAATAACTCCCACGGTATCAAGCTGCAATCTCCGGCCCACTCAAGTTCACAATCTTACACATTAAAGTTTCCTACAGGTAACGTAACAGCTGATAGATTTTTAAAAGTTGCATCGGTAACAGGATCAGGCACGACAGGTGTTGGTCAGTTATCTTTTGCTGAAGTGTCTGGTGGAACGTCTTGGCAAGCAGTAACAACAACTAACGCAACAATGGCTGCAGGTGAGGGTTACTTTGTTGATACATCATCAGGAGCAATTACGATGACTTTACCAGGTTCTGCAACACAGGGAGATGAAGTTTCAATTATAGATTACGCAGGTACTTTTGATACTAACAATTTAACAGTAGGAAGAAACTCACACAAGATACAGG